CTGTCACGGTTGCCGGTGACGGTGTTGTCCGTCACATCGGGTACTCCGCTAACGGTGGCGGGCATGTTGTGGGTGTCGATCATGGGAGTGTTTGGACTTTCTACTATCACGGGGCGCGGGCCACAGGGTTGAGGTTGGGGCAACGGGTGGATGCTGGGGAGCTGATATATCAGTCCGGTTCGACTGGTGCAAGCACAGGCGCTCACCTCCATTTTGAGGTGCGTAAATCTCGGCGGTGGGGGAATACTGTAGACCCTGTGCCTTATCTCGCTGGTGGCGCTCCTGTGGCTTCTAACAGGGTGTCTGGGCGGTTGGATAAGGGCACCTGGACACATTGGCAGACTGCGCTCACTCAGGGCGGGTGGAAGCCTGGGCGTATTGACGGGAAACCTGGGCGCATGACTTACGCTGCTATTCAACGGTGGGCTGGTGTGAAGGATGACGGCATTCTTGGCCCTGGAACCCGCAGGGGTGTTCAAAAGAAACTTGGTGTCACACAGGATGGTATTTGGGGCAAGCTGACGATTAGTGAGTTACAGCGAAGACTGAACTCGGGGAGTATTTGATGGCTGAAGAACACGACACCGCCGCTGTGAGGGTTTCTATGCGCGATATTTATATGGAAGTTCAACGTCAAGGCAGATTGTTAGAGAAGATCGCTAACAGCCTCCCCGATTCGGAGGACAAGATCGATGACCACGAGAATCGTATACGGAAACTGGAGATGCGGATGGGTTGGGCTGTGGGCGGCTTCGGTCTAATCGCGGCTGTTATGCCCTGGGTAGTTGGGATGATTGGATGAAACCATCGTGGAAGATTCGTAGAAGGTACATATTCGTTGCTTTCGTGCTCGGTTCACTAATGCTTGTGACCGGCTCGGTCGCCGTGTTGTTGAACAATGACAGCGCTACATCGGATCTCATCACCGGTGGGGTTGCTTTGGTAACATTGATTCTCACTACTTATGTGTTCGGTGCTGTTTGGGAAGACAAGAAGAAGGAGAACCCTGATGGATAAAGTAAAAGCTTATTGGGATTACGCCGGAGAGAGAGCCGTGAAGACGGTCGCTCAGGTCGCCATCGCGACGATCGGTGTTGGCGCGGCGGGTATTTTGGAGGTGGATTGGCTGAATGTGGCTTCTGTTGCTGCTTTGGCTGGGATTATGTCTTTGCTGACTTCGGTTATCCAGTACGATAAGGGTGACGAGTGATGGCGGATACAGACCTTATAGAAGACATTTCAGGTTATTTGTGCCCGATAGACCCTATGGACGCATTAGACTGCGAAAGCTGTCAATAAAGAATTACCCCACCCAGGCTTCCCTCCTTTCTCTAGCTTGGGTGGGGTTTCTTTATGCGGTCATCGGTTCCATAAATATACGGTTATCGGTTCCATAAATATACGGTTCTTTTAGTCACTCCGAGATGTTTAGCGATCGTGGGAGCGTTCCAACCAAGATTCTGGGCTTCGGCGGCGGCGTGACGCATACCTATCGTGTTCTTTTTTAGTTCTCGAAGGATCGCGATGCGTTCTTCAGCTAACCGGTTCAAAGTGGTTTCCATTAGTCACCTCCAAACTTTCGATTACATTCCGCGCACAATGGTTGTAGCGGCTCAATACCGTCTGGGCTTATCGTGCCCATAACAGCGCCAAGGTTTTGACAGCTGGCGCACCAGTCGTAACCGTCTTCCGGCATTTGGTACGCGGCTGGGGTGTGAAACTTCATCAGAAATCGACGATCTCTAGGCGACAGTCTTCGCATACCCAAAGGGGTTTGCCCTTGACTGTTATCCGAACGAAGGATGACCGGTTCGCATAGTGAGCTTCCGTTACACCATACTCCTCGGTGTTACACAACTCCCTAGTCATCAGGCGTCCTCGGTCTGTAACAACAGCTCGACGTATTCCATCACATCTCCGGGACGATCGGCGTACTCTTTTAGAGCGTCGGCAAGCAGGTCTAGCTCAAGGTAGCCGAGCCTCGGGGACATCTTTGTCAGGTCACATAATGCTTCCCCGAAGTGTTCGTCGGAGTAACCGATTAGGTCGAGGAATAGTGAGGCTGGGCTTGGGTAATCGTAGTTCCCTGACCAAGACCAAAGACTGGATACCCCTTCCGCGTAACCTGGTGCGTTATCGATTAGCTCTTCGTGGGTCAAAAAGCGTTCCATCAGATCGCCTCGCAATCGTGCCCGTAATACCACTCGTTAGCTTGCTCTTCATCGGTGATGTCAAACCAGCGGCGACACTCCGTACAGACCGGCATAGCGGTCATCCTTTTATAACTTATCCGTGTTTCGGACATTTTTCCCTCCTTCAGGGTTCTTATAAGATAAGGCTACCGGTATTCTAAAAAATAGTATACGGAAACTCTTAGTATCGGCGCGTTTATCGTTTAGGGTTGCGTTATACCCAAACCGTAGGAGGGCAAAATGGGATACTACAAACAACTAGAGATAAGTAATCAGGTCGAGGAACCGGATCGCTTTCTACCCAAGTCGGGCGGCGAGGTTCTTTCTCGTCGCAAGCTGAGGGCTGGGCGGCGGGGAACATATCGCGCACCTAAACATTGGGTTGTGAGGAACGCAGATATGGCGATGATATTCGCGCTTGTTCCTGTGACCTTCGCGCTCGGTGTCGTCTTGACTATTTTGGTGGTGACAGCGATATGAGAATGATGATTCATTACTTACTGACCTTCGGGGACTGGTTGGGCGCTTCGTCGTGGCGCGCTTATATCTTTCTGTCGGTGGTTGCCGTTATCGTTATGTTTGCTGGATAAAGGAGGGCAAAATGCCTAGAGCAAGAAATACAGATCCGATTACTTCCGTGTTAGCGGCGGAGTCGGTATCAGAAATAACAGCCACTCAGGAATATGTGTTGCGTTGCTTGAAGAAGCCTCGTAACGACATAGCTTTGGTGGAGGCGTATCGTGCTTACAAGAACGCGCCGCGTGCTAGTGAGTCGGGTATCCGATCGCGTCGTGCCGAGCTCGTCGAGGCGGGCTTGGTAGTGGCTTCTGCGGATCGTGTGAAAACACCGTCCGGTCGTTGGTCAGTTGTTTGGGAAAGGGTTGCGTAATGTCTAATGTGATTCATTCTATAGAGATAACGATAGATAGGAATTGTGACGATCGGGAGTGCGATTGCGACGTCGGTAGGTATCGTGCTGTAATACTCGCTCATAAAAAGCATCTAACTTCGGTTTCAGACGAGGTCCGTTTCCACGATGTGAACGTCTTGACTGAATGGTTAAAGGATGCTGTCGATGCTTGGTGCTGAGAACTTTATCGCTAACAAGGAACTGGATAAGGACGCTTGGTTGGCTGCTCGCGAGGGCAAGATTACTGCGACCCTTATCGCTAAGGCTTCTACACCTGCCGGTATGGAAGAGGCGGTCGTGAAGTTGCGCGGCGATGCTCCACCGGTCATCGATAACGCTTATATGGAGTTCGGTAGGCGTATGGAAGGTTATGTGTCGTTATGGGTGAAAGACCGGTACGACGTGATGCCTAACGAGTGGCTTATCGCTCATCGCGATCGTCCCGAGTTCGTCGCGACGCCGGACGGTATCAGCTTGGACCACACCTTCATCTCGGAGGTGAAAACCACCGGTAAGGATTGGGGTGAGTGGTCTAAGGTGCCTGCTAACTATAAGAGGCAAGTCCAATGGCAGATGTTCGTCACGGGGGCGAAGTCTTGCGTGTTCGCGTGGTTATTGCGTGAAGAACGCGAGGGTCGGTTCGTGTCCGGTTGGTTCGAGCCGAAAGCAGTCATCGTAGAACGCGATGATGAAGAAATACGGGAGCTGTCTGCGGTAGCCGATAGACTTCTAGCAACTATAAAGGAGGGGTAGTTATGCCACAGTTCAATCTAGAGGAATACGATCTTGTCGAGGACAGGATTCGTGCTTTCTATGCGGACCACCCGGATGGGCGCATAGTTTCGTATGAGGTGACCGACGAAGCGGATCGCGCGAAGGGATACTTTGTCGTTCGTGCTCAGATATATGAAGACCACGAGGACCAGCATATGAACTGTCCTAAAGCAACGGGTCTTGCGTTTGAGATAGAGGGTACTGCCGGTGCTAATAAGACGGCGGCGCTGGAGAACGCGGAAACGTCGGCGATCGGTAGGGCACTCGCAAACGCTAACTATGCGTCTAAGAAGCGTCCTAGCCGGACGGAGATGGAGAAGGCGGCTCGGGGTCCACAACCTCGTAGCGCCGCGAAGCCTGTCCCGGACGGTTTCTTGGTTAAGATTGACGCGAGCGTGAGTGTCGAAGAGCTCACTGCTCATTGGGAGGCGGCGCTCGCTGGTGGCTTCTCAGAGGATGTGAAGGAGTTGTTCACTAAAAGGAAGGTGGCGTTGGCAAATGAGTAAGAAGCGCAACTTGGAGGAACAGGTCACGGTATCGAGGGTTCTTATGAATCACGCTTACGAACGGTATAAGGAGCAAGGTCCTAACGGTCATATTGACCCGCATAGGCGGTACGACCGTAACCAGCGTGACGATAAAAACGCAGAGGTGATCCGGGAGTATTATTCGATGGGGACGGCGCTTTACCGTGACCTCTAACCTGACACCTTTCGAAGTGGTTCAGACCCTATCGAATATCGGTAAGGACATAGATAAGGCGACTGATGACCTCGCTGAGTCGGACCAGAAGGTCGTTATGGCTAGAAGGGCGTTCGAGCGGGGTTATGCCGAGATATTCCTAAGTAGCGAAGGTTCTATGGAGATCCGTAAGTATACTGCGCGGCTCGGTACCGACACAGAAAACTTCGTGTTGGAATGTGCGGAGCAAGAGTCGAGAGCAATCGTTTCTAAGCTTCGTGCGTTGCGCGATCGCCTAGAGATCGGTCGTTCCATTAGCGCGATTATGCGTATGGAGTGGAGTAGTTCTTGAACAACGAGGTGACTGGTGTTCCCCCGAATCGTGTGGTTAGTTTCACGGTTTGGGGGGAGCCGCGCTCGAAGCAACGCCCTCGGGTCACGCAGAGAGGTACCTTCACGCCTAAAGTCACTTTGGACCAAGAACGATTGGTGTTGCTTGGTTGGCAGGAAAAACGGGAAGAGGCTTTCTCACATTCTCTTATCGTCGATATTGACTTCTTCCTCGGGACCCGTTATCGGAAAGACATCGATAATATGGCGAAGCTCGTTTTGGATGGTTTGAACGAGCACGCTTTTGAGGACGACTGTGCTGTGGTGGCTTTGAACTTGCGGAAGATAAACACGAGCAAGGATAAAGCTCGAACATTCGTTCGATTGACGGAAGTCATTTTGTGGCCTGATGAGTCCTAAAGAGTTCCTAAAGTATCTCCGGCGGGACGGCGGCTGTATCCATTGTGGAGAGATGGAAACGATCGCTCCGCATCATCGTGCCAATCGGGGTATGGGAGGCTCTAAGGCTCGCGACGTGCCTTCTAACATCGTGGTGATGTGTTCGGCTATGAATACTGCGATGGAGTCAAATGCTGATGTCGCGGCGCTCGCTAGGGATTATGGTTGGAAGCTCAGATCGTTTGAGAGTCCCGCAGACACACCAGTGTTCTTTCAAACTCGGGGGGAATGGTTCTTGCTGAATGATAGTTTCGGCTGGAAAAATATATAACAGATTAGGCTTATACCAGGGAGGGATTATATGCCGATTATTAGACGCTCGTTTAGCTTTGAGGGTCACTTTACTCAGATACCTAACGCTTGGTTACGCGATCCGCGTTTAGCTTTGCGTTCTAAAGGGTTGCTGGCTCAGCTACTTTCGCACACGGAGGGCTGGTCTGTGACGGTTCAGTCTTTGGCGCGGGATAACTGTTGTGGTCGGGATGCTATACGCGCCGCTGTGAAGGAGTTGGAGGGTGCCGGGTATCTCACCCGTCGTCAGGATCGTACGGATGGGGGTGAGTTCGCGGAGATTATTTGGGAGACGTCTGAACCGATGACGGGTTCACCGTTGCCGGATTATCCGATGACGGTGAATCCAACGCTTAAGAAGACTAATCCTAAGAAGACCAAGATTAAGAAACTAGAGCGCGGAGCGATTGATACAGCTTTTGAGGAGTTCTGGTCTAGGTATCCACGTAAGGTGGGGAAGAAGTCAGCGAAGGGCGCGTTCGAGAAATTGGCTGTGGATAACCTCGTGGACATCATGGGCGGCTTGAAGAAGTTGTTAGCTGACCCTAACTTGCCTCCCACACAGTTCATACCGTATCCAGCGACCTGGCTGAACCGCGAGGGCTGGTCTGACGAAGCTTACCCCCAGCGGGAGGTGAAACCTGCTCAGCGCGTCGCTGAGGGTCCTTCTCCGCGTGCTTGGGCTAAGGCTGAACATAATCGCGGTGACCATTGGGCTTGTGAGCTTGGGGAGTTCGGTTGTAAATGAAAATGAGGAGGAAATAATGTTCCACAAAACAGTAAAACTAGGTTACGACTTCATACAGTTGTGCTACGAGTGTGGCGGCGCTTGGAAGAGGGATTCCTACGAGCCTTATTACCTGTTGTCGATACTCGGCGATCCGGCTACTGAGTGTAGACCGGCGCACCATCACTATGAGGGTGAGTGCCCTTCGGAAACCTGCGATCTGTTGTTGGATTGTAATTGTTTCTTATGTTGGAGCTAAAAAAATATTCGCGTTTAGTAGATACACCGTTAGGGATATCGGTATACTTGTCTTATGGAAAGGATAAATAAGATGGCTACTAAAAAAACCATAAGAGCTCTAGCCAAAACGCAAGGAGCGACTTTCGCCGAGGGCAAGGATCGATACGGCTATTACTGGGCTTGTCTCGTAAGGACGAGCTGAAAGCTTGCGGTAACGGAGTAGTTCCTCAACAAGCCGAATTGGCTTTGAGTTTGATGAGAGAAAGGCGAAGTGAT